AGATTGCCGGACTTTTAGCAGCGTGGAAGAATGCCCGTAATAATCGTTCAACTGCATACCTAACATCTACTCTTGAATATCAACCAACATCATTCTCACCTAAAGACATGATGTATGACGAAGCACAGCAATTCCTAGCAACAGAGATTGCTCGTCTATGCAACATTCCTGCTTATATGCTTTCAGCAGAAGCAAACACTTCTATGACTTATGCCAATGTTCTTGACGAGCGTAAGCAATTCTTCTCGATGAGCCTTGCTCCATATGTCAATGCTATTCAGGACAGACTCAGCATGGATGACATCACCGCTCGCGGAAATTCGGTGCGCTTTGATGTGGACTCATCATTCCTAGCAACTGAACCAATGGAACGCTTGCTAGTAATTGAAAAGATGTTATCTCTAGGCTTGATTACAGTTGAACAAGCTATGGAGATGGAAGATCTAACGCCTAACGGAAGCGAAGGAATCGCATAATGGAAAACCAAGTAATCACCTTCACAGCAGGGCTTATTGCCAATGTTGAAGAACGCTTAATCTCAGGCAAGATTGTGCCAGCAGGAACAGGCGAAGTAGGTAACACTTCAGCAGGTAAGGTCGTATTCGAGAAGGGCGCAATCGCACTTCCAGAAGATCCTAAGACTGTTAAGTTACTTAATCAGCATGACTCACGCCAGCCACTAGGTAAGGCAACACAATTTACAGAGCAAGAAGATGGCATCTATGCCAGCTTCAAGGTTAGCCGCAGCAACAGAGGTTCAGAGGCTTTAATCCTTGCAGAAGAAGGATTGCAATCAGGTCTATCAGTAGGCGTAGAAGTAATTAAGTCAAAGCAAAAAGGCAATGTGATGTTCGTATCCGCTGCCAAATTGCTAGAGGTTTCATTGGTAACAGAGCCAGCATTTAAGTCTGCTCAGGTTATCGATGTAGCAGCAGAGGAAGTCGAAGCTGCAACAAGCACGAGCACTAAGACAACAACGATCAACACGACAATCGTGGAGACCGAAACAGAAACAGAAACAGAAAGCGAGACAGCTGTGGAAAATACTCCAGAGACAGTTGCAGCAACAGCAGTAGAAGCAGCAGCGGTTGAAGCTGCTCGTCCAACTGTAGTGACAGCAACAACATTCGTGCGCGAGCGCGTAGCACCAATCACATCAGCACAATACCTAGAAGCAAACATCAAGGCAGCACTTGGTGATGACGAAGCACGCCGCGTAGTTCGCGCAGCAGATGATTCAACATCAACAAACACAGGATTGACACTTCCACGTCACCTAGACACATTCATCACAGACACCTTTACAGGCCGTCCAGCATTTGAGGCATCAACACGCCAAGCACTTATCGATTCAGGTATGAGCTTTACAGTTCCACGCCTTTACACAAACGCATCTACTCCAGATGTTGCACCAACAGTTGCAGACACAAACGAAGGTTCAGCACCATCTGAGACAGGCATGACATCTGCATACGACACAGTAGATGTAAACAAGTTCTCAGGACTACAGCGCGTATCATTCGAGCTCGTAGATCGTTCATCTCCAGCATTCATGGAATTGATGATGGTCGAATTGCGCAAGGCATACGAGAAGGCAACAGATACAGCACTTCTAAACGCTTTCATCGCATCTGGTACAACAGCAGCAACTACAGCAGCAACAGCAGCTGGATTGCAGTCATTCATCTCAGTAGAAGGCGCAGCAGCTTACAAGGGTACTGGCGGAGACTTTGCTAACAAGCTAGTTGCAAGCACAGACCAATGGGCGGCAATCACAGGCTACGCGGATACCACAGGACGAGCCCTGTACTCAGCACAAGGCGCAACATACAACGCAGCAGGTACAGCAGTTGCTACATCTGTTCGTGGCAATGTTCTTGGTACTGACTTGATCGTAGATCACAACATCGCTGCTTCAGGCGTAATCGATAACTCAGCATTCCTCGTTGCTCCAAGCAGCGTATATGTCTGGGAATCACCACAGACACAGCTTCGTGTCAATGTATTGACATCAGGCGAGATTGAGATCAACCTTTACGGATACTTGGCAATCTACCTTGCTAAGTCAGGTAAGGGTGTTCGTAAGTTCAACCTAACTTAATAAAAACAGGTAACTAAGTACGCTCTAGGGGGTCAGTAGCCCTCTGACTCCCTAGAGTCTTTAGAAAGGAAATTATGGCACTCACTACAGTCGCAGAGCTTCGATCAACACTCGGAGTCGGTACGCTGTACCCAGATGCCACCCTTCAGGAAGTCTGTGATGCATCTGATGCAGTTCTACTGCCTATGCTCTGGACTAATTCTTATTACAATATTGCACATAGCAACACAGCCACAACTGGCACTCTTTACTTTGAGGAAAAGGTAGAGAAGGTTTTTTATGTTGGTCAAGTAGTAAACATTACGGGCAATGGATCTAAGCACAATGGCAATAAGACTCTTACTGGAGTAGGCGATTACAACATCACCTATAACATCACAGGCAATAACAATGTCCCAGCAGTAGAGCACCCAGTCCAACCTTTTGGCACAGTATCAGGCGATACTTATGTCGATTACACTTTAGATACAGCAGTTCAGAATGCAGCTTTGATGATCGCTGTTGAGATCTGGCAAGCGCGTACAGCGACATTGAGTGGCTCAAATGCAGTCGATTTTCAACCGAGCCCATACAGGATGTCAAGTCAGCTTTTGGCGAAGGTGCGTGGGCTCATAGCTCATGCGCTTTCGCCCTCATCAATGGTCGGGTAGTCAATGACAACCCCAATTACCACACTTCGCACTACTTTAGCCACCGCGCTAGTAGATAACACTAGATACCAAGTTTTTGCTTTTCCGCCCTCAGTTGTTCTTGCAAACAGTGTAATTGTTAGCCCAGATGATCCATACATTACCCCTACTAATAATCAGCACATTACTATTAGCCCAATGGCATCCTTTAAGTTGCTCATTGTTGCGCCTCTTTTCGATAATGAGGGCAACCTCAATGGTATAGAAGATTTTGTCTGCCGCGTGTTCGCAAAGCTCGCAGCATCATCTTTGACCTATAATGTAAGCGCAATCAGCGCACCAAGTATTCTCAACGCTGCTTCGGGAGACCTACTCAGCTGCGAGATGTCCGTATCAATCCTTACGAGTTGGAGTTAAAATGTCCGAGTGGGAAAAAGAAAACGAAGCCTTCCTGATCAAGATCGGGCAGGTAGCACCAGCAGTATCAAAGCCAGTAACTACTAAGAAGGACGAGGAATAATCTCATGGCTGTATTTCTAAATAACAATGTAGGTGTGAAGATTAACTCAGTCGATCTTTCAGACCATGTAACAGCAGTAACAATCAACCGCGTATTCGATGAGCTAGAAGTAACGGCTATGGGAGATAACTCTCATAAGTTCGTTAAGGGTCTAGAGTCATCAACAGTCACAATCGACTTCCTAAATGACACAGCATCTGCAAATGTATTGGCAACACTACAGGCAGCATGGGGAACAACAGTTACAGCTGTATTCCTACAGACAAAGGGAACAGCAGTCTCAGCGACTAACCCTCTATACACTGTCTCACTACTAGTCAATAACACAACAGACATCAATGGTGCTGTTGGTGACATCGGCACACAGTCGATCACATTTACTGCTAACTCAACAGTTGCAGTAGCATCAACAGGCACATTCTAATTAATTAAACAAAGGGGCAAACCATGGCAAAACTAAAGATAGTTCGTACAGATGGAAGCGTACTAGAAGGCGAGATCACTCCAGCGGTGGAGTACTCATTCGAGCAGTACGCTAAAAAGGGCTTCCATAAGGCGTTCCGCGATGAAGAAAAGCAGAGCGATGTCTATTGGTTAGCATGGGAAGTAACACGCAGAGCAGGTGAATCTGTTAAGCCTTTCGGGATTGACTTCATCGAGACACTTAAAAGTGTTGAGGTGCTTGACTCAGACCCTTTAGCTTAAAGCGCGATCTTCCGTTCACCTACCTGATTGCTAGGCTAAGCATTAGGTTGGGAATCGCGCCACAGCAGTTATTAGATCTAGACAAAACCATGCTCGATGCATTAGTGCAAGGGCTTAAGGATGAAGCGAAAGAGGTGAGCGATGCCAGCAAGCGTCAAGGGCGCAGTCGCTCTTAGAAGGTCTCTACGCCAGTTTAGTCCTGATCTTGCTAAGGCTTTACCTAAAGAGGTTGCAGCAGCCTTAAAACCTATTACAAAGGCTGCTAAAGGGTATCTACCCGATGATGGTCAAGTCCTAAGCGGATGGCTAACCCGTGAAGGGTCGCAGGCTCGCTTTCCTAGTTACAATGCTCGCATCGTAAAGCAAGGCATTGGCTATAAGACAACTCCATCTAAGCCTAACCGTAAAGGGTTTAGATCACTTGCTCGCGTATTCAACAAGAGTGCTGCTGGAGCAATTTACGAGACTATGGGGCGCAAGACCCCACAAAGCAGATTCGTACAGAATCAGCAGGGCAAATACAGTTCACAGATGAAGGGTCGCGAGAAGATGGAAGGTCGCGCCCTATTCCGTGCCTATGAAGAAAACAATGGCAAGGCTAGAGAAGCAGTATTGGCAGCTATTAAGAATGCAGCAGATAAACTTAATGCAAGAGCGAGAGGCTAATCATGGCTAATGTGTTAATTGATATTGCCGCAGAGTTCGTAGGCAATAAAGCCTTTAAGCAAGCAGATAGTGCCACAGATAAACTCACCAAGAATGTTAGAAAACTAGCAGGTGCTTTTGGTCTGGCTTTCAGTACAACAGCAGTTCTCGCCTATGGTAAAGCTGCGGTCAAGGCAGCAGCAGAAGATCAGAAAGCACAACAAGGCTTAGCTTTAGCTCTTAAGAATGTTGGACTAGAGCGCGATGCTGCTAGTGCAGAAGGATTCATCCAAAGACTCCAGAGCGAGTTCGGCATTATCGATGACAAACTGCGCCCTGCATATCAGGCTTTAGCAGTAGCAACTCGCGACACAGCAGAAACACAAAGACTGCTGAATCTTGCTTTAGATATTTCTGCCTCAACTGGCAATGATTTAGGAAAAGTCACAGCTGCGCTTAGTCGTGCATATCTAGGGAACAACACTGCACTTTCTCGCTTAGGTGTAGGTATCTCAAAGGCAGATCTCAAAACAAAGTCTTTTTATGACATAACGACAGATCTGGCAGAAACCTTCAAGGGTTCAGCAACAGCAGCAGCAAATACCTTTCAAGGTTCAATGGATAAACTGGCTGTTGCATCTGCCAATGTTCAAGAGATTATCGGTACAGGTATCATCGATGCACTTGGCACTCTTGGTGGCAATACGGCTGTTGATGATCTCGCAGACGATATGGAAAGAGCGGCACTTAGCGCAGCGGATTTCCTTCGTGGTCTAGCACAGATTGGCACATTCAAGGTTAGTGGCGAAACAAAGTCGTTGCTTGGATTGTTACTTACACCGTTCCAGCGATCATTATCTGCCGGTCCTTTAGGTGCAATCACTAGATTAGGCGCGGCATCACGCACAGCACCACAGCCTTTTACTACTCCGATGACTGTGTCAGGTCAAAGTCAAGTCAGGCAACAAGCGCAGATCACTAGATTGACACAGCAACAAGCAGCAGCTCAAAGCAAGATCACCAAGGATAAGAAAATTCAACAAGCCATTGACAAGGCTAATCTTGCTCTTAGCAAAGGTGAAGAAGTCTTTGACATGGATAAGATCCAGAATGCAGCAGCTCTTAAGAATCAAGCAGAGCAACTAGCCAAGTCCACGACTGACACACAAAGATTACAGATTGCTAATGATACTGCTCGCCTCAATGTCAAGCAGTCAATTCTTGCCCTAGAAGATGCCATTGCTTCTAAGGATGAAGCAGCCATAGTCGCTGCAACCAATAAACTAAATGCAGATCTTAAGGTGCTTGGTACATTAAGTATGCAGAATGTTAAGCTGCAAGACATCAAGTCAATCCTCGATAGTCTTAAGCCAAAGGATCTAGTCAATTTAACTAATCTTGATGCAGCACTATCAAAGATCCAAGAAATGCTAAGACTTCTAGCACAGGCTAATGCCGAGAGCAGAGGAAGCATTCCGACAAGCGGATCACTTGGATCAGGTATTCCAGCAGGAGATTACATTGCGCCTATCTCAACATCAGGCGGATCTATTGCGGCTATCCTTGAATATGCCGATGCAGCTACGGAACGGGCTAATGCTTTTGCTATGTTGCAGGAACAGCAGAATTATGCAGATATGCTTGCTCTAATTGAATATCAAAAAATAGTCGGTGATCTTGGCGGTTACAGCCCTAACATGAACAGTGGAGGGTCTAAAACTCCTATTGTGAATATATATGCCAACACCATTGCTAACCCAGATGAGCTGACTAACTTGATTCAGAATTCTCTTATTACATTGAACAGGCGCGGTGACTACCTAGTTCCTCTTGGAACATTATGACCAGACCAGTCATCAATGTAATCATTAACTTCTCTACTGGAGCAGGTTTTGGCAACCCTTTCATCATTGATCAGGGCATTCTTGGCATCGATGTTCTTGGTGATGCAAGTGGCCCGATTGTGGATGTTTCCAATGTAGTAGATAGCATTGTGACTAACCGAGGACGGCAGATCTCAACAGAGCAATTCAACACGGGATCTTC